TTACAGTCCCATACGACAAGGCCTTGGCAGCTTTAGGTATGGTTGATCCCGGAACTTGGACACTATACGCCACGAAGGTAATAGCCGGAGTGGAAAATATTGTCGAGCTTGCATCTGGAAACCTCCAGGTCAAGATGTATAACTAAGAGAAAGATAAAGTCATGTCAGAAATTATGACTAACTTCCGTGCTTCAGACATGCCTGGAGCTAAGAAAGTTGAACCGACCCCTGCACCTAAGAAAGTTGCACCTAAAGCAGCTCCTAAGCCTGTAGAGGTTGTTGAAGAAGTAACTGCCCCTGTCGAGGCAGAAGAAGCGCCTGTAACCGAGGAATAAGAATATGACCACTCAGATTGACGTAACTGGAGTATCGGAAGACGCTACTAATCTTCGCGATATGATGCAGGGTGTCTTGACTAGGGTGGAAACCATATTTCAGTCCTACAACGTAAACCTGCCTCAGCGTAGGTATTGGATGATGGGTCAACCAGCTATCGACTGCGAGCAGTTGGTTGTCTCATTCGTCCAAATGTACCTAGGAGCACCGGGGGCACAGGTTGGAGAACCTCAGCGTTGTAACGTTCCTAGAAGCGCAACTCTAAATATCTCTATCTCCAGAGAAACACCAACAGTCGGCCAAAATGGCCGCCCCCCTGCCCCCGAAAAGATTACTATTGCGTCTGAATTAGTGGCAATTGACTCGTGGGTGCTGATGCAGTCAATTAACCTGTTAGACCAGTGGGATGAGTATGGCTATGGCGTAGGTGTTATAGCCACCCTAGACACTGCAGGGCCAGAGGGCGGGTTTCAAACAACAACCCTAACAATTACTATGGCGGTTCCATAAAATGCCAGCCTGGGGGCTAATTCCGGATAGCCCGATTTTTTACTACGGCGCTAAGGCTCTTCGAGTCAAGCACCGTAGAAGGTCTAGAAGCAGCTACTCTGCTCGTATTAGGACTAGCTACGGGTTTACGTATAAAGATTTGACTCTGTATGAGTCAAAACTTGACTATGAACTAAACGCCATGGGGGGTATGGTTAGCCACCATTTACTTGCAATTAGTTACAACATCTGGCTGGGAGCTAGGGCCCAGGTTGGGGTAAAGAGCGGTGCCCTAAGGGGAAGCATCTACCGAGAGCACCACAGGCGGGGGCAGTTTCAGGAGATAAGAGTCGGGTCTAGGCTCAGTTATGCCTATGCCCATCATGAAGGAACAAAGCCTAGGGTAATCACCCCTAATCCACCAAATAAGGTCCTTACGTTTACTAAGGGGTCTAAGCTCATTCGCACTACTATTGTTACCCATCCTGGAACTAGGCCGAACAGGTTCCTAAGCGACCAAATGAGACTTCACGTTAGGTAGTAAAATATAACTGTATGTTTAGCAATCGCTAAGCATGCTTTCCGCAACTACTAACAACAAGAAAGATATAAGATGCCTAGATTTAAAGATTTTGGTTCAGGAAAAGAAAAAGCTGAAAGAGAGCCTATCTCTTTCAAACTCTACGATGAAGAGTTTAACTGTGTTTCAAACATTCAAGGTAGATTTTTACTAGACCTGATTGCTAGATCAACTAGCGACAACGCTGGCGACTCAGCGCGGGTTGTGACTGAATTTTTTGAGAACGTTCTTCTCGATGAAAGCTACAAGCGATTCGACAGTTTGGTACATGACAAAGAAAAATTTGTTCACGTAGAAACTTTGTCAGAGATAGTCGCTTGGCTGATTGAGCAGTACACCGACCGCCCGGAAGAGCAGCCAGAGGCCTAATTGAATGGGCCCTAGACCTCTGGCCTCAAGTTAATGGAAAAGCAATAGTGAGTAAAGTAGACCTACTGGAAATGGACTCGGCTGATATGGTCGACGTTATTCACTATTTCTTTGACGAAGATTTTCGATACGCGAGTGTTGAAGGTGCTCATATTCATGGCGCAATTCGTCAGCACATATTTAAGAATTTGTATCAAAAAGAATACAAATACTCTCTTAAGTCTGATGATTCGTCTTCAAGTACCGGTTCCAGCGATGGGCTAGAAGTTAAACCTTACATTCCACCAACGGAGTTTGACGAGAAGACTGGCCTACCTATGGGCGGTCTTCTGGATGCTCCGCTAGGTTAGTTAGAGTAGGTAGGTAGGTACTATGGCTGTCGTTGGACATGCAGAGATAGTCGTCCGCGCCCTCACTGATAGAGTCGAAAAAGACATCAGGGATGGGTTCAGTAAGGCCGCCACTTCTGCTAGTCAAGCCGGTAGAGATATAGGAGAAAACCTAGCTGACGGTATCAACCGGGGAACCGGGGGAATTAGACTAAAAACACTACGCGGAGATTTCCTAGACACATTAGAGCGAAGCACTGACTTAGCTGATGCTTTTACTAGTCTTACTAGAAAAAGTTATGCGGTTCAAGCCGGCATTGGTGCCTTGGTTGGCAGCATTGGAGCTCTTGTTGGCGGCCTGGGTGCTTTAATTGGAGTGGCTGGTGGCGCGGCTGCATCCATAGTCGCAGTGGGTTCTGCGGCAATTACGGCCAAGGTCGGCTTAAGCATAGCTAAGCTAGCTTTAGGTGGTGTGGGTCAAGCCGTGTCCGCGGCAACAAAAGCCAATGGTGGCTACAGTAAGTCACTAAAACAAATAGCTTTTGATGCCGAAGAGGCGGCTTTATCGGTCGATAGAGCAGCCATAAATCTAGAAAATGCTAGAGAATCGGTGCTCCGTACCCAGGACCTTCCGTCTGGGTCTAGGGTTCGTAGGGAAGCAGAGCTTGCCTATAGAGAAGCAGAACTTGCGTATAGGAGGGCTCAGGACGCTAAAAAAGCTGGACAAAACACTGGGCAAGGTGGACAAGACCCGTACGCCAATCTGACTCCATCGCAAAAGAAGTTTGCTCAATATCTAGCAAGCCTCAAGCCTATTATGGCGGACCTAAAGGAAGCCGCGGCCAGTGGATTTTTACCTATCCTGCAGACTCAGCTTGAGAGGCTGATAGCAGCCAAGCTTCCCGAGATTCTTGAAGAAAAATTCAAAAAACTAGGAGCAGCTGCTGGAAGAGCTGTAGAAAATTTTACGGACATACTCCTCTCTGGCGATAATCTAAAAGATTTTCAAAAAGTACTAGACAATATGGCCACCACGCTGCCTAAGTTTGGAACTGTTCTAGGAAATGTATTTAGCTCCTTCTTATCTATTTTAGAAGCAGCGGAACCCTTAACTCAAAGGTTTGTTGGGTTCTTAGAGAAAAAGTCAAACGCGTTTAAAAACTTTTTAGATACCAAACAATCTTCAGGAGAGCTTACTGGATTCTTTAGCCAAGCTGGAGAGCTGGCTTCTAGATTTGGATCTATCTTCGGAAATATTTTTGGCGGTTTCGGGAAAATAATTCAAGCCAACTTTGGCCCTGGGTCAGGAGGTGACACCCTACTCACTTGGCTAGAGTCAGCAACTCAAGGCTTCGAAAATATGGATGTCGTAGGGCTCCAAACCTACTTCAAAGGTGCAGCAGACAACTTTGTGGCTATGTCACAGGCTATTGGCGGTGCCATAGAGAGCATAATTAAAGCTGGATCAGACCCTGCTATAAAAGAATTTTGGGACACTCTAGGTAGGGGTTCTTTTGCTTTCCAACAAATCATTAATGAATCTGTAAAGTCAGCTCCGTCTTTGGCCGTCTTCCTAAAGACAATAACCGAAATTATTGCCATCTTTGCTGATTCTGGGCAGGTAAAAGCTTTCTTTGACACCCTTAACTTCGCACTTGGCGGGTTTCTTCAAGTGGCCAGAGCTCTAAAAGATGTGATCAATTTTGTGGGCCCGATATTTGCTACAATATCTGCGCTCACATTGCTTGGGGCAATATTATTTAAAACTACTGCAATTTTCTTTGGCTTTACATTAAAAATGATTGCCAGCACTGCGGCAATGCTGGGAATGAATGCTCAGGCGGTACTGCTCAGGCTTGGGTTACTACAACTAGTCCCGGCGTCTGCTGCTAGCGGTGCAGCTATGACTTTGGCACTTGGTCCAGTTGGTATAGCTGTAGCTGCTATTGTAGCTGCAGTCGTTGCTTTAGCGTCTGCCTTTAATGCCATCGGCGCAGCAAACATGGAAAAGGCTACCAAGGGTGTAACTCAATCCTTCAAAGAAGGAGCTGGCGCTACCGAAGTCTGGAATCAGGCTTTGCTGTCCCAGACGGATGCAATGAAGCCATATATTGCAGACATTAAACTTATCAAGAAAAATATTAATGAACTTTCGTATGCCCAGAAAGACTACACCAACTCTAATATTCGAACCACTGCTCTAGCAGACACCTTTGGAGCAATGGGTAGGGCCCTAGCTGACGTGGCTGTAAATGACTTACCAGCTGCCCAGAAATCTTTCAGAAATTTCACCAAAGAAGTAGGACTTAACAATGACGAAGTTCGTGTCGCTCTTGACGAGATGGACGAGTATAAACAGGCTCTGATTGATCAAGCTGACGCAATAGGCATAAAAGTTCGCAATCAAATGGGCGAAATTGACATGCAAAGACTAACTAATTTTGCTCTTGGTGAAGGAGAAATTGCTCTTCGTAGGGCTACCGAAGCGCAGGCCGAGTTCGACAGGGCAGTCGATGCCGGAGCCGCTAGCTTTATAGATTATCAAGGGTCACTAAAGCAAAATAGAGCTGATGTTCTCGACTGGGCTAAGACTCAGGCGGCAAACACTAAAGATGCCAGTGACTCTTGGGAAGACTACTGGGATGGCCAAGAGTTCAGTATGGATAAATATCTGGATGACCTCAAAAAGCAGGCGACAGCAGCGCGCGAGTGGCGAAACAACATAGCCAAACTGACCGGTGAGCTTCCTGCTGAAATTTTAAGAAAAGTAGCAGACATGGGAGAAGCCGGAGCTCAGTTGGTGGCTGGTCTTACTGACGGTGTGAACGATGTCGAAGAGCGTAGGCGTTTTGTCGAATCATTTGGAGCTATTGGGTTTGATGCAGGAAGCGCCCTTTCAGCAGGATTTAACAAATCACTGCCAAAGGGTGTCAGCCTAAGGCAGCTAATGGATAAAGGCACGGGCGGCAAAAAAGATGGCGGGTACATAGGTAGGGATATCAAAAAATTTGCTTTAGGTGGCTTTGTTTCTGGTGCAGGTACAGCTCGTTCTGACTCGATTCCTACAATGTTGTCAAATGGTGAGTTTGTTGTGAACGCTAGAGCAACAGCTGAAAATAGGAGTCTTTTAGAGGCAATCAACGCCAATAAATCTGTTGCAAGCTCTCCTAATATCTATATGACAGTGAATGCCAGCCCCGGTATGGACGAGAAAGAGTTGGCAAACATAGTGTCTAGAAAGATTGCTTTTGCTATGACTAAGGGTGGCTACTAATGGTTTATTACGATTTACCCGAGACCCTAAACGTTAAGGGTTCTTACTCTACTTACTCTGCTCTAGTTACCGCTCAGCCGACTGGCACCTACGGCCACGTCTATGTAGTTGCCGGAACCTACTACACATGGTCTAGGGACACGCTGTCTTGGGTCTCCATACCTAACCAGGCGATAGAGAACAAACTTGTAAATCTAGCCCTATCTAAACTTCCTCAGCCGCATTTGACTGGACTAAAGCTTAAGTCCGACATCGTTCTAGGCGATTTAATTTTGAACACTATAGATAGCAACGGAGTGGTTTGGGTTGTAAATGACCTCAACGGCTGGTGGAGTCTGCCTGAGGTAGAAACTCAGGATCTGCCTAGAGGCTGGGGAGATGGATCCTACGATGCTAAGGGTAGATTTGCAAACCGTCTAATTACCCTAACTGGATCCTTTCTGACTCAGAACCCCGACCAGGCCGTTGCCGCTAGAGATGCACTGTTTAGGGCAATTGATTTAGTTTACCAAGGCGGGTGGCTAATTGTTAGAGAAAATCCTGACAAGTATGCTTGGGTCAGACTTAGCGGTACGCCTGAAATTCAGAACGTCTCTGCTCGAGGTAGAACTGACTTTAGCATTGGGCTCAAGGCAGTAGACCCGATAAAGTATGAACTTGTAGGTAACGACGTAGATTCGCTAAATAGCACAACCATAGCAATGGGCGGTTCAGCTACGATTACCAACTCTGGCAATACCAGGGTCCCTGTTCTGTTTGAGGTAGATGGTGCCTTAACGGCATCGGCTAGCTCTCCCGTTGCAATAACCCTAACTTCGGCAACTCCGGATAAGGTCATTAATATAGTTCTATCTCAATCGCAGACTGCAGACACTCTATCCATAGACACATACAAGCGCGAAGTTTTGTTTAATGATCAAGGCTACGAGAGCGGGCAGGGCTCTTCTCGACGAAGAGTCTCAACTTTGGTGGATTGGTTTGAGCTTGAGCCAGGCGCAAACACAATAACGTTCACGGGCACGGGCACTGCTACATGTACGGTTCTATTCCGATCGGGCTGGATAGGCTAGTGTAAACTAGACTAAAGACGCCTACGAAAGATTAAAAGATGCCATACGAGTATTCAAACGAGTTAGTAGAGTATAAATACATTACTACTGACTTTTTGACCGACACCATTCTTGCCGAAGTACCTATGCAAAATGTCTCGTTCACTCGTGCCTTGAAGGATGCTGGAACGTTTTCTGGCAGTGTTCCGGTTATTCCAGACAACGATTATCTTGATCTTTACGAAACTACTATCCCTGGTAGAACTTCGCTCTATGTTCTTCGTAATGGCGTCTGCGTTTGGGGCGGAATTATTTGGTCCCGCACTTATGACATTAAAGAAAGAGTTTTAACTGTAAATGCCAGCGAATTTACCAGCTACCTCTATAAGCGCGTAGCCTGGAAGACCTGGAACCAAGAACTAGATGCCACAATAACTACAACTGGTACCGGCAGACAAGCCAGGGTTGACATTACTTCAGGCAGTTTTGGGTTTACTACTGGTATGCCAGTTCAGCTTAACTTTACAGAAAAACTAATTCCGCTGACTAACATCTACACCATAAACGCTAGTCCACTCGCTAACTCTATTCAATTCTACGTAACCCTTCCAAGCACTGTTGCTAATGCAAGTACTCTTACAGACGTAGCACTGGACACCGTGCCTATTACTGTTTCTTGTCAAGTAGACACCTATGACTATCTAACTAGGCTTCTGGGCTACATCAACACTGACTTCAGTACGATCGACTTCCCTAACTCGGAAATTGCTCCAGAGTATAACGTCTACTCTGACATAACCAACTATGCTCGAACTTCCAATGTAGCAACTATTACTACTAACGGTGAGCATGGGCTAGTTGTTGGCCAGACTGTGCAGATTTCTGGCCTTCCAGTTGGCTTTAATGCTAAAACAATAATAATCTCCTCGGTACCTAGTGCCACTACATTTACCTACGCTTCTCTAGGCAGTACCGTCTCATCTACCGCGGTTACTGGAACCACTAAAACAGCATCTTCAGTAAAAATAGAGTCTCTAACAGAGACTTCAATAACTCAGAATGTCACTATAACTACTTCAACTTCGCACAGTTTTTTGGTCGGTAATATAGTTAGGGTTGTTGACATTGACCCGGATGTTGACGGTACGCACATCATTACAGCGGTAACCAGTACCACTGTTACTTATCAGCTAGTAGGTCTACAGGATGCTCCAGAAACAGAGTTATCTTCGGGTACCGTATCATCCGGACCAGTAGTCAAGTTTGGTACCTATGGCAGCTATACGGCTCATAGTGACATCAACATCGAGGTCCAGACTCCTGATGATTCCACTTACAGCGGAAAGTATATAAAAACAGAAACCCTTAGGGGCTCTAGTTTGGTTAATATTGGAGACCACCTAGACAAGTACACAAACACCTTCGAAGGCTTTGAGTACAGAATAGACTGCTCATACAGTTCCACTACTAACACATTTAGCAAGGCTTTTGTTGTTGTTCCGCTTGATCCGTTGACTCAGGAGCAGAAAAACGAATTAGAGATTCCCTACCCTATAGAAGCTTTTGGGGCGCAAAAAGTAGTATTTGAGCACCCAGGCAACATACTTGAAGCCAGTATGGATGAGAACTCTAACGACTCAGCTACCAGGTTCTGGGTGCAGGGTAAAAATGAAAATGGAGTAAATGACGAGGCTGGAGAGCCATACGCTGGCGTAGCTATGTCTGGGCTATTGGCAGATGGCTGGCCAATTCTTGATGACGTAGAGACGTATGACTCGGATGACGAGTATGTCTTAGCAGATTACGCTACCCGTTATCTAGAGGAAGCTACCCCTCCCATTTCAAACTTCTCTATTACTGTAAACGGAAGCGTTCAACCGGTAGTCGGGACATATAGTCCAGGTGATTGGTGTTCAGTGATTATCGACGATGTTTTTGTTCAGCTTCGTATGGCCAGTGGGCTAGAGCCCAGGGATCACGTGCTAGTCAGAAAAATCGATGCTTACACAGTCACCGTGCCAAATAGTCCGGCTTTTCCAGAGACCGTGGAGCTAGAGCTGTTTAGAGAGTCAGGGGTTGATCCACTTGGGAATTAGAAGACGTCGTAAAAAAATAAACACTATTCTAACAACTATCGACAGAAGACTAAGGTCGGTAGAGCTCCAGCGTGTGCCTAGGGTCGTTAAAGATGGCACAATTACCAGGAAAATGTTGGAAAAAGCTATACAAATAGACTTAGCAACCAGTACTGATGCCGCCACTGAAACTCCTGGGACTAGCACTCCCAAGCCACCAAACTTCAAAGATAGACCACTAACTAATATTGTTCAGGTTAGATATAGGGGGTACAACGAGGCTGGTACGGCAAATGACAAAGATGAAGCCACCATTGTCTTTGAGACTGATCCCGGGCTAAACGTTGGCGACAAGCTTAGATTTGCTGCTACAATTTCTGCTTTGGATGTGCCATCAAAAACTTCTGAATACACAGTGGAGTCAATTGGAACTACTACAATTAGTGGGCAAACTTACTCTACTGCCGTATACAGACCCGGGCGAGCAACTATTGTTTCTGGAACAATAACGTACAACAAGGGCTGGCGAATCCGTGAAGAAAACGTCAGTCTTCCGGTTGACAGTTTTGATGGTGACATAGACAAGTATAAGTACTGGCAAATTACGGTTTACGGTAAAGGCACTAGCCCGTCTACGGATAGTGACTACTTGTATGGTCCAACTTGGCCAGCAGGACTCCCCACTACTTCTGGTATCCACATGACTGGTGGCACTTTTGATGCTGGAACCCTAATTAACATCGTTGGGCTGGGTGACCCATTTGATGGGACATTTAAAATTATCAACAAAACTACTGTTGGTACTGCTATTACCCTTAAGATGGAGTTTAAAGAGTATCTAGCCAGCGTAACCCTCCCAACTACCGATGGTGCTATTAGAGCTGCTGCTGGTAGGTATCTTAGGGACGGCGAAACTTGGATTGACACCACTGTTACTCCAGCCGTCGTTTGGGTCTGGGACGAAGAAAAGCAAGTATGGATCAACTCTTCTGAGCTACCTGAAGGCACTGTTATTGATGACGGAATCCCCCCGTCGCCCCCTACCAACCTGAGTGGGACTACTGAGGGCTACCTTTCCCCAGACAATAAACCATTTTCTAGGGTAAGTCTTACATGGACTGCTCCGACAACAAACAGTGACTCGACAAATCTTAGTGACCTAAAGGGCTACAAGGTCTACTATCGTTACAGTACAAATGAGGGCTATACGTTTTACTCTGATGTCACTACAACATCAGCCACTGTTCAGGGATTAGTTGCGGAAACTGCTGCTTATTTTGCAGTAAAAGCATACGACGTTAGCAATAACCTATCTGCATTCTCTCAAAGTTTTACTATAAACACCGTGGCTGGTGCCATCACGCTTGCTGCTCCTTCGACTCCAGTATTTACTAGCAAACTAGGAACTGTTAAAGTTGTCTGGAACGGTCTTGATGCCAACGGCCAAACCCCTCCCGTTGGTTATGTAAGCTACATTGAAGTTCACTGGTCTACTACCACCGGATTTACTCCATCCGAGTCAACACTTAAGGGTAGGCTGTCAGGTAAAAGCGACTACTACTCGGACATCGATCCTGCGTATGACACTAACTACTACTTTAAGTTTATCTTTGTTGACGCCTTTGGTGTTAAATCAGCCCCTTCTGCTCAGAGGTTGGTTACAGTTCAGGCGTTAGTCAATACCGACCTAATTGCAGGGTCGCTGACTAGGTGGCCATTTGGAGCTAACACTATTGACGTTGCCTCTTTAGCCGACGGATCTATTGCTGCTACATACCTAGTTAGCGGTACGGACGCTGGAGGTAATGCGGTCCGTACAGAAGGTAAAATTGCAGCTGGATCGATTGGTGCAGTTGCAATCGCAGCGAACTCTATTGTTGCAGGTAAAATTGCTGCAAATGCTGTGACTGCCAATACAATTGCTGCACTATCTATCGAGGCCGGTAAAATTGCAGCCAATGCTATCACTGCTGATAAGATTGCTGCTGGTGCAATTACGGCCGAAAAAATCTCCGCCGGGGCAATCACTGGTGAAACAATTACCGGTGGAACCATAACTGGAGCCAAGTTGAGGACTGCAGCGACTGGCGAAAGAGTGGAGATAGGCGTTAGTGCGTTTGGCACGGTATCGTTTTTTAATTCTGGCGGCTCCCAGATTGGCTCTATCTATGCTTTTTCTTTTGATGATGGCGGAGGAGTCAATAACTGGATCAACATAGATTCGGCTTATACTCGTATTGCTGGCTACACTTCTATAGGTGGAAGACTAAATGTCAGTGGTCGACTAAATACTGCATCTGGTCTAGAAGCCAGTGCGGTTTATACAGGAAGTTCTAGTACGTTTTTCGAGGTACTCGAGGGGCCACTCAGAGTTGCTAACCAATACCTTCAAGTTCCTGATACCAGATCTAGATCAACAACTGGCGGTTTAGCTGTATTTGTGGCATCGAATGGTACCTACCATGTTGGGTCGTCATCTATTCGATTTAAACAAAATGTTGTGCCATATTCCATAGATTTCAATGCGCTTTTATCTTTAAACCCTGTCTCGTTTAGGTACAAACAAGAAGTAGATGAACTAGGAGACTCGGCTGGGACTACTGTAGGTTTTATTGCAGAAGACTTAGTTGAAAAAGGTTTAAGTGAATATGTAGTGTTTGAAAAGGACGAAGATGGAGTTGACCAACCCTTCGGAATAAACTACCAAAATATGGTAGTAGGATTGCAAGATGCCCTAAAAAATATTGATATCAGACTAAAAGCGTTAGAGGAAAAATGAACGACAACGAGATAAAAATTGAAGACGTATTGGCAGACATGCGCAACCAGATTGGTATTCAGGCTCAGGAAATAGCCATTCTAAAAGCAACAATTGCTCAGTATAAGCGGTCTCAGGCGGGCGCTAACGAGGAAGAAAGCACCAAAGCTGGCTAATGTTTGAAGTAAAAGACGGAGCCCGTACGCTCCAATTCAACGGTAAGCTTCTTGGAAAATCTTCCTCGAAGCGGAATGACTCTACCCGCTGGATTGAGTTCGAGCTCTACAAGACAGACAGCGGGTCCTACATTTTGTCTCGTATAGGCGTATCTTTGGTGTTTCACGGAGCCGCGTGTGCGTTGGTACGTAGATATGACCTTGTTGAGTCTGAATTCTCGGCTTTAGAGAGGAACGCACTCCCCTGCGAGGACTGCCAGCCATCAGAAGAAGCCGAGTTGATTTTCCCTGAGAAATACCGCTACTGGGCTCAGGTCTCTGAAGAACCTTCGGCTGTTTTAGATGCACTATACAAGTATGATGATGGCGGTGCGCGCTATTTAACAAACGTTGCGCAACGCCTTCTTGAAGAAGCAGCAAAAAACGATGCTGCTATTGCCAACATATATCGATACGAAATTATCCCATAATTTTATTTAGCTTGACAAGGTATTATCAGTTTGTTAGAGTGGTACTCCACGACTGGTAAGGATCTAAATAATGACTGGACTAGAAAATGTCCGCCTCGAACTAGTAGACAGCGTAGCCCAGGCAGAACGCTTCATTTCATGGCTTGGCGAACGCCGCCCTCACAATGCTCTTGCCATAGACACCGAAACTGGCGAGCTACCAGGTAAGCCTCGCGCCCACGCTCTATCGCCTTGGCACGGTCGCCTGCGTCTAGTGCAGGTTGGCGACGCTCAGACCGGTTGGTCAATTCCTTGGGACGCCTGGAAGGGCGTCTTCTACGAGGGGATGAGAAAGTTTGATGGCCCACTAGTCTGCCACAATATTGCTTTTGAAGCTAAATGGTTTGAGATTCAGTCCGAGTGGTCTATGCCTTGGC